ACGCGGCCGCCAAGAATATTTAGCCGATATTGAAACGCTGAAAAAATGCCTTGAAACAAATAATTTTCACGGCTATACAACTGATAACAAAATACATATTCTTTCATTGCCTAACTGGGTAAAATAAATAAAGTATGGAAAAGCATTATTTATATGTTCTTGAATGTGAACAATACTATAAGATAGGAAAAAGCAATAATCCAAAAATTAGATTTACTGCAATTAGAACTGCTAATCCTTTTGAGGTTAAACCTGTTATTTGCATATTTTCTTATGATAAGAATAAAATTCATTTATTAGAAAAACAACTTCATCAAAGATTTATAAGAATAAAACACCGTAATGAGTGGTTTCAAAAAATTGATACAATAAAAGAATCTGTAATTTTAAAAGTAAATGATAAAGATTTTTTTTTATTTGAAGAATTTGAAAAAATGTATTACGGTATTCATTCATCTGATTTAAAACGCGATAAAACAATTTAACAAACCATGACACAACTAACAAAACTTCCGACACTTCAGGACCTATTAGTAGAAAACGAAGACAGCCTAAAGCAAAACGCGCTAACTGTATTATTGAACCAAGACCCGCCCGCTAAGTGGTTAGTTCAGCATCCAATGATTCGCGATTACCGATATATTCCTATTGAAAAAATAGAATACTTACTAACGCGTATTTTTGGCAATTTTAACGTAGAAATACGGTCAACACAGATAGTAGCTAACTCAGTAGTAGTAACTGTAAGACTGCATGTAATAAACCCTATAAACGGACAAGCGATGTGGCAAGATGGCATAGGCGCTGCACCAATTCAAACTGATAAAGGCGCAGGGGCAACCGATTGGAACGCTGTTAAAACAGATGGTGTGCAAAAAGCTGCACCCGCCGCCGAAACATACGCCGTTAAAGATGCTGCTGAAAAGTTTGGTAAAATATTTGGCCGCGATGTTAGCCGTAAAGGTTCTATGAATTATACTGATTTGCTGAAAAAATCAGCGTTTAATGATGAATTAGAAAAATAAATTTGATTTTTCAATATTTAATACTTACTTTTGCCTTAACTGCGGTTTGCCGCTAACCGCTGTTTAACAAGTGCAGCGGTTTTTTTATTTGAAATGTTAACACCATGTTACGCCAATTGTAACGCATAAAACGCTGATAATCATATCTTGTTACGCTGTTACACTTGTTACACCACTTCAACACGTATATGCGTGTATTTTTTATGTTCATTCTCACATATATGTAGAATATAGTGTAACATACGTAACAGTGTAACATGTACTATATATCAATTACTTATGTGTTACACTTAATGTAACAAGTGTTAACAATAATAATAAATAATAATAATAATTTAAATAATAATACTAATAATAATATAGATATAGTCTTAAAACTTATTTAAAAGCTGTTTTAAGGCATTTTTATATTAAAGCGGTGTGTAGATATAAAAAGTTATTTAAAGTTGCTTAAAACGAAAATATGAAAGATACAGGTAGACCTATGAAATTCAAATCACCTGAAGAATTACAAAAGAAAATAGAAACTTACTTTGATTGGTGCGATTCACGTACACGCGTTAAGCATCTTGTTACTAAAGATGGTGTTCAAGAAGTAGTTGAAAGTTTTCCCCGACCTTATACGGTTGAAGGGCTTGCTGTTTACTTAGATACATGCCGCGATACTTTGATAAATTATTCAAACAAGGAAGCCTTTTTCGACATTATTAAACGCGCAAAGCAGAAAATACTGGCTAACAAGGTTGAAGGCGGATTAGATAGAACTTATGATATGGGTGTTGCTAAGTTTATGTTGATCAATAATTACGGCTTTAAGGATAAGCACGAAACAACCGAGGACGACAAAAACATAAACATCAACATTCAATACCCACCTGAAGCTAAGTAGTGCCGCGCAATATTGACATACAGCTTTATAAGCCACATACCGGGCAAAAACGAATATTAGATAATAAGCGCAGGTTTAACTGTATTGTTTGCGCGCGTAGGTTCGGCAAAACTGAGTTAATAACATCGGTTGCATTGCCGCTTATAAGCCCAGCTGTATTTGAAGGTAAGTTTGTAGGTATCTTTGTGGACGATTTTAAAGATTTTGCACAAAGCTGGAATAAGATAGTAGATACTTACAAAACTATTTCAGAAGGCGGAATCATAAAGCACAAAGATGAAACTTCTAAAATAATGCAATTCCTAAACGGCGGCGTTTTAGAAGTCTGGTCCATTGGCGATGAAGGGCGAAAGGATAAAGGGCGCGGGCGTAAGTATCACCGCGTTATCTATGAAGAAACACAAAAGATACCGAGCCACATATTAGAATATCACTGGAAAACAGTTGCACGCCCTACCTTAACTGACTACAAAGGTGAGGCGTTTTTTATTGGTACAGCAGCGGGCAAAGATAACTACTGGTACGAACTATGCCGCAACGGTGCTAAGGCTGGCAATGTCGAAAAGAATTGTTATAATGATATAGATTTGCCACAAAGCGAAAACGGCAGCGACAGCTGGATAACGTTTCGCATGGAAACAACAGATAACCCGGCGATTGATCCCGATGAAGTTGCCGATGCCAGCCGCGATTTGGACCGCCTAACGTTTGAACAGGAATACAAATCTGTATTTGTTGATTATAGTGGTGAGGCATGGGTTTACGTGCTAAAGGACAAAAGCATTCAACAAAAAGTATTTCAGCCTTCAAAAAAAATAAACTGGGAAACGGAACAGATTTACGTTTCGTTTGACTTTAACAAAATACCTATGACGGCCGCAGTAATGAAACAAACTGTATTGCCAGCTAACATATCCGCTAAATCACGTTATAAGTACGGCGTTCACATTATCAAAGAATTTAAGATAGGTTCAGAGGAACGCGGTGAAGCTTCGATTTATGATACATGTCAAGCATTTCGCGAATGGATATTTGCAGAAACAAATAAGAAAATAGGGCGTTGGTCCGATACTGCTATTTATCCCTGTACTATACCGCTACTGATTACAGGTGATGCATCAGGTGATCGTTCCGATGGTAGACAGCGCGTATCTAAAACCTACTACGAAATTATACAGGAAGAACTGCAATTACCAGCGCGGTTCTTTGTAGTGCCTAAAGCTAACCCGCTGCATGCTGAAAGTTACGTTCAAACAAACACTATTATTAGCATGTGCCCAGACTTTCAGATTTATGAAGATAAATGCCCGGGTTTACGTATGGATTGTTTGCGCATCAAATCAGATAACAGTCGCCGAATCATTAAAGGCAAAGGTGAAGAAAGGCAGGCCGACTTACTTGATAATCTTAGATACTTACTTAACACGTTTTGTCAAGATATAAAACTATAATCCTATGATTTACCGCCCCAAAATTAAAGTACATTCTAATGAAGAAGTAGAATATTGGAAAAACATAATAAATGAAAAGCGCCGACAAAACAAAAGCCTTCAGCGCTGGTTAGTTGTTTCAGATGTACACAGGCCGTTTCATAATCAGATACTTTGGCAAAAGCTATTAAGGCTTATATCTGAACTCGGCACTAATTTACACGGCATTGTTTTAGCGGGTGATTATTTAGATCTTTATACACTTGGCAGCTATAATGCCGAATCATTATCTAACTTATCGGGCCTAACATTGCAGGATGAATATATAGACGGATTGCAAGGCATTGACGATATTAACAGCGCGTTTAAAGGTGCTAAGAAATATTTTTTATTTGGCAACCATGAAGACCGATACTTCAGGCACATCAAAGAAAAGGATAACGCAAAATATGGCGGTGCGTTAATAAATCCTACTGATGCCTTATACCTGTACGAACGTGGATGGGAAGTTAAAACAGATTGGCAGTCTGACTATTTCACGCTTGGCAAACACTTAGATATAGTTCACGGCGTTTACACATCTATTCACGCGGCAAAAGCGCACTTAGACAAAACGCAGCACTCAGTTATGTTTGGCCATACGCACCGGGTTCAATGCTATCACTCAGGTAATAGGGCCGCGTTTAATATTGGCGGGCTATATGATATCAAATCAAAAGGTTTTAGCTATATGCCGAGATTTCAACGTCAATTGTGGGCTAATGGTTTCGCCATCGTCAATATAAATGACAATGGCGATTTTTACGTAGAACAGGTTAACGTTTGGGCAGATAAGTTTTTAGCTAACGGTAAGATGTACTAACCACATCGTTGAAGCCAACGAGGTGGTCTAACTTGAAATCACAAATTGTGACTTCGTATAAACATAGTAGTATAAGGATGGCCGCCGCCTGTAAACATTATACCTTTATAAGGCCAATTGAAATGATTAGTAATATGCAGCTGCCAATGCTCCCAAGGCGTTTTGTACTTAGGTTCTTTAAAGTCTAACCAAAAGTATGCCCTGTGCGTTTTTAGTTCGTTATTTAATAATGAAACCCACGAATAATAACGCGATTCTGATTCTAAAACTGAATAATGCCGCGATGGCTGCCAGAATTTAAAGCGCTTATGTTTTCTGTAAAACTTACGGGTTAACGGAAAACATTTAAACGAATCATTAAGGATTAAACCAAGTTCAATATTATCACTATGACCGCTTAAAATTAGTTCGCGTATCGATTTAGATTCCGTTTGCATACTTATTTCTTATTTTTTTATACGCTTGTTTTTCTATTTGCCTGACACGTTCACGGCAAACTTTTAGTTTTTCCGCTACTTGGCTTAAATCTTGCGGAAAGGTATCAAAGTATCTATACCTTAAAACTTCTAATTCACGGCCTGTTAAACATTCGGTAACTTCGTAGTAAAGTTCTTTAAGTTCTAACTGTAAAACGTGTTTATCTGTTTGGTCATCAGATGCGACTTGATAAATAATATCGCCATCAAAATTAGTATCGTCTAAGCTAACGAAGCCTGTAATACTTTGAGCTGATTTAATAATATTTTCAGGTATGTTTAGTTTTTCCGATAACAGGTAACTATCTGTTTCTTCATACTTACCTATTTGGTATCGAACTTGAGATATTCGATGCGGCAGCCTTACGCAGTTTTTCTTAGTATCAATAAAGTCTTTAATGTAGCGCTGAATCTGAAATAATGCGTAACTTATAAACTTGTTATCATATGCCGGGTTAAATGTATCGGCCGCTTTGATTAGGCCAAACATAGCTTCACTAATTAAATCCATTATATCAACATTTGCAGTATCGTAACGGAACGCAACTGATGCGGCAAATAACATATTGTGATTGATTAGTTGTTCGCGTGTTGCGGTCCGTTCCTGTTCGAATGTTAGCGGCTTATACTTTTGTGCTTCGGTTAAGAACTGCTGTAGAATACCTTTTTTGTTTCGGTGGTTATTGCCTTTAATATCTATATGCTTAATCATAAGTGTAAAATTGATAAAAGTTTAAAACTTGTTGTGATGTACGGCGGCAAATAAACGCATCTTTATGCGCCCGTTTCCACGTGGTTAGCATTATTTCTGCTTCTTCAAGTGTGTTGTAAACAAACATAATCCGGTATAGGCTATCAATTTGTTCTACTTGCGCCTGTTCTATTGTACACATCGCTAAATGTTCAGCGCGTATAAATTCAGGGTGTCGCGTGCTAAGTATCTGAATGCAGTACATAGTGTCCGTTTGCGCGTATGCTGCCGCGCTAAATAGTAAAATAAAAAGTAATGTTTTCATGTTGTGAAGTTTTAAAGTGTTAAAAAATTCGGTTTTGTAGGTTAACCGAAAACCTTTGATGAGGTTAATCAGTAATATCTTTTGCACTTATTGAAGGTGCCATAGAATAAGAACCCAAAGAAATATATTCAACGCCATTATATGACTGGATCATGCGCGTAATTTTTTCAGAATTAGGCTGCTGAAACTTTTGAAAAGTTACAGTTTTTGCAGTTCTTTTCAGACAAATAAATTTTGTCTTTGATTGGCTGTCAACAATAGAAGACTTTGCATAAACTGAATGCACTTCGAATGCTTTGTTTGCTGGTTGTTTTGTTTCGTATGTCATGATGTGAAGTTTTTAAAAGTGTTTAAATAATTCCGTTCCCTTATTTGTCAATACAAAATTACACCTAATTTTCAGAACTGCAAATAATTTTATAAAAATTTTATAAAATATTTTATCTTTTTTTGCCCTAACTTTACAACCAAATTAAATACACATGATTTTTAGAAAACGAAACAGGGCTGAACAAAACGAAAGTAATTACCAGAAGTGGCTTAAAACCTACATTCCCGAAACTACAAAGCAGCGCATAGAATTGACAAGAGTATTTACTGACCGCGCTGGTAATAACTTTTACATTTTAAAAAATCCTGCAAACCTAACGCGTGAACGTGCGCAAAGGATTGAAGAAGCAATGACCGCTATTGATTTTGGTATTCACAAAACAGAAGTAGTTGAAAAGCTAAACGGCATTTTAGAAACGGTTGAAGAAATGCCATGGCAAAACATGACACGCGATAAGCTAAAAGAATTTCATACTAAGTCTAAGGACCAATTGAACGACATTCTTTACAGGCTTAAAAGCGTTAAGTTAGATGATCTATTATTAGAAGCTGGTTTGTATTTCTTTTATATTGATGGTGAAAACCCCTATATTATAAATTCAGAAACACAGCAGCGCAAAATGGATGCAATCAAAAAAGATGACGAACTGCGCGCTTTTTTTTTGAACAGTATAGAACAAATATTGAAAGGTTCGAGCGCTTTAAAAGATTAAACTTTCCAAGGCTAAACAAAATTGAACCGAACGCAAAACCAAAAAAGAAACCTGCAACATATCAACACGCACTACAAAAACTGAAAGAACAAAACCGAGAAAACGATTATATTATAACGAAGGGTGACCCGGTACAAATGGCAAATGTTAGGTTTTGGGTTATACGTGATTATTACGCGGCATTAGAACAGATATTAAAAGACAATGATAGGGCCGAGCAGGCTAATAAAAAAATAAATAAAAAGTAATGGCAGAAATTAAAGACGTTTATAGTTTAGAATTTAACGGTTCGCAGTTCCAGACTGAAATAAATTCAGCTATTGAAAGTATTGACCAACTAAATAACGCAATGGCCGAAGGCGTTGATGTTGCAGATGAATTAGAATCTGCGCAGGCTAATTTAGTTGGCGTGTTAAATACTGAGGCCAAAGGCGTTGAACAGCTAAATCAGAAACGCGATACTTTAGTTAAAACACAAAAGCAAGTTAATGCTGAATCTAAAGCTGGTGTAGCTGTTGGCAAACAATTAGATGCAACAAATAAACAGATAGCAGTTAGCACAGGGCATGCGGCAACACAGCAAAAAAGTTTTGCAGGTTCGTTACTTCAAGGTGCGCGTAATATAAATGGTTTGCGTCGCGCTGGTATGATGTTGGGTAATGTATTTAGAATGTTAGGCGGTTTAAATCCGTTTGGTTTATTGCTTACTGTATTGCCTACTGTAATAGATTATATTTTTGGTGCAACAAAAGCACAAACTGCATTTAACGAAGCATCTAAATCAGCTGTTGAGTCTTATGCTAAAGAAAAAGTAGCATTAGATGATTTATTTACATCACTAAATGATGCTAATGTTAAAGGTAGTGAACGTAGCGCAATTATTAATCAAATAAATGAGCAATACGGCGATTATTTACCTAACTTATTAACTGAAGCATCAACAGCTGAAGAAATTGCAGCGGCATATGATTTAGTTAATAACGCATTGATAAGAAAAGCTGTAACCCAAGCTAAAACGAATGCATTAGAAGCGGCTACAGGTAAATTATTACAAGATAGAATTGCAGCTTTAGCAAGACAAAAAAAGGCACAAGAAGATTTAGATGCTTCAGGAGTTGGTATACTTAGTAGAGATAAAGATGGTGAATTAGTATTTTCAACACCAACTTCAGATGACCAAGTACGCGCAATAAATAATTTTAAAGCAGCAAAAAAGAATTTACAAAATATAGATAAAGAATTTAAAGAAGAAGTTAAAAAAATAAATGAATCGGCAAAAGACCTTGAAATATCATTAGGTTTAACTGAAGTAACGCCAAGACCACCAAGACCACCAAGACCGCAAAAACCATTAACAGAAATTAACGCTAAAACTAAAAAAGAACTTGAGGATTTAAATAAAAGGTTTTTAAGAGAAGAACTTGAACAAAAAGAAGAGCAAAGGCAACAATATTTAATTGAAGAAAAAGTATTTTTAGATGACCTAAATAAAGAATACGAAGCATTTTTAGAAGAAAAAAGATTAGCTGATGAAAAAGCATTAGAAGAACGTAGGGCAGCCGAAGAAAAATATTTAAATGAAATTAGCTTAGAACGTTTTCAAAAAGAAATTGAAGATCTTGAAACAAATTTACAAGCTGGTTTAAAATATAGGGAAGATAATAGAAATACACAATTAGCGCAAGATTTGTTATTTTTAGAAAAACAGCGTAATCAAGAATTAGCAGCTGCAACAGGTAACGCTGAACTGCAAGCTAAAATAGATGAAAGCTATAATAAGAAAAGAAAAGATATTGAAAGCAAAGCTAATATTGATATTCTAAATTTGCGTATTGAATTTTTAGAAAAGATAAAAGAAGCATCTAAAGATTTTATTGACCCGGGTACACTCGCATCTATAAATAAACAAATAGCTGATTTAAAATTACAATTAGAAGAAGCTGGTAAAAGCATTGGCGAAGGCCTTGAACCGCCTGACCCTAAAAAACTTATTGAACAAATAGGTCAAGTAATTACAGGTGTTTCCGATTCTGTTTTTTCAGTTCTTAATGCTCAGGTTCAAGCCTACATTTCTGGACTTGACAAAGCAATAGATAAAAGCAAATCAGCATTAGATGAAATACGTTCTAATAGTGAAGATTTTAACGCAAGGCAATTAGAAATTGAAAAGGAACGTTTAGAAAAGTTGGAAGCTGAAAGGGCACGAGCTGTTGAACGTGAAAAGAATTTAGCATCTGTACAGTTAGCAATTAACGCGGCAATAGCTATATCAAAGGCGGCAGCTGAAGGTGGCGCGGCTGCACCTGTTACAATTGCACTTACACTTGCGTCACTTATTGCAGGTTTAGCACAAGCGCGTGTAGCAGCTGGTAACGCGTTTTATAAGGGTGTTGAATACTTAGAACGCGGCAACAATAAAGCAGGCCGCGATACAATACCAGCAATGCTAAACGAAGGTGAACGCGTAATTACAACCGATACAAATAATAAATATTGGGATGTGCTTAGCGCCGTACACAATAACAAAATACCAGCGGATGTGTTAAATACATTTTCTAAAGCATATCAGCAAGGCGGCATTAAAAACGCGCTTGGAGCATTTGGCGATAACGTTAGTCTTAGTTCTGAATTAGGGCAAAAATCTATATTTGTCAACGTGGCCCAGACTTACGGCGGCTTAGAAAACAGATTGGAACGTATTGAAAATGTTTTAACCGAATTGCCAAAGTACATGCCGCGTACAACAGTTAGCGCGAATGCTAATGGTATATTTAAAATTGTTGAACAAAGACAGGCGCGTAAAAACTTCTCGCGTAATTGGTCAAAATAACATAATTTTGTATAAACATTTAAACATTATAATGCTATGCCACTAATTAAATGCTTACCCAGTGATAACAAATGTATTTCAAAAAACATTAGAACTTTGATAGCTGAAGGCAAACCGCAAGAACAAGCGGTTGCAATTGCTTTAAATTTAGTAAAGAAATGAAATATTTAATTATAACTGTTATTGTTTTAGTTTCTGTTTTGCTTTATGTTACAATTGACAATAGCAACAAGCTACAGAAACAGATACAGAAAAACGAACAGCGAACCCGTGACAGTTTGTCACAAATATATGCTAAATTTGTGACAAAATCAGATAGCTTACAAGCGCATATAGATACGATGCAGACTACATTAGACAAACAAATAAAACAGTTTAGATATGACCTATCCAGAATTAAGATTATTAAAGTACCGATTGTTAATTACGATAATGCTTCTGACACTTTGCTCATTAGCCGCCTCATGTCAGATTACAAAGGTCGATAACGGTTTTTTAATTAGCCGCGACTATGCTGAATATATAGCCGCGCGTTTTGATAGTTTGGATGCTTATAAAATTGCATACGGCGAATGCGTTAATAGGGCCGTTGATTGTGATAGTATATTATATAGTGCTGAATCTGTTATTAAGGCAATGAAAGTACAGCATCAAACACAAAGCGACATGCTATTATTAAAAGATGCTGTGATCAAAAGCTATGAACGTGACGCAATTATCTGCAATGATTACACAAAACAATTGAAGAAACAAACACGTCTTAAAAAAGTGTGGAAAATAACAACTTACGCGTTAATATCTGTATCTTTGGGCGCGTTAACATATTCAATACTTAAATGAACGGTTTACTAATTTATTTTGATGGCATACCTCAGGACCTTGACAATTTTAATGGTACTGAATCAGCAAGTTTTGTTTTTCGCCGCAAAGATGAAGCGGGAGATTCTGCGTTTTCATTTGCCCCTGAGTTAACTGTTGTAGGCGATACTTACGAATATGTCAGGCAACAAATAATAAACGCGCCTAATCCAAATATTGCAGCCATTGATGTACTGATTTATGATACATGCTGTTTAAATCCTGATGGTAGTGATAGGTTATTATTTACTGGCAAAATTGAAGGCGGTTCTGTACGTTGGTGTACATTCCCGACATGTGAAGCACAAGTAACCGTAGTTGATAATAGTCAGGATGCGTTAGCTATTAGGTGTTTGAAAAATAATTTTCCATGGGAAACAGGTCGAAATCATAGAGGAATAGACGAATTTAGACGCGCGCCATGGATGTACTACTGCAATGACTTAAAACCAAGTGCAACACAAGAAGCAATAATGATTGTAGGTATATTTGTTTTTGTAGTAGCAGGACCTATTTTATTATTTTTTCAATTAGGTAATATTATTGCAGGCAATGGTCAAAATATATTTGACCAATTATCTAACTTTATTGTAGGATGTAATAAGAAACATATATCACCATATTTAGATAGTCAATTTAGAAACCTATGTAAAATTTGCGGCTTAGGCTATCAAAGTAGTTTATTTGATGTGGGCGGTTATTATCATAATACCGTTAGAATTGATATGTCATTTAGACCATGGTCAGGTACATCTTCAAGATTTTCAGCAATTGATGATAATTCACCAAACTTAAACGGCATACAGTTTTTAGATGCACTTAAAGAATTTAATATTGAATGGCGCGTTGTAAATGGTGTTTTACAGATTGAACGCAAAGATTATTTTGCAGGTGTTGAATGGTTTAACACAGATAACTTACAACCTAATCAATTATTATCTATTTGCTATGAATCTTTAGGGGAACGCCCTGCTGCTTATGCTGAATATCAATACCCTAAAGATGGTGTTGATAATAGCGGTGATGAAGTTGCGCGCCGTTGGACTGACCGCGTTATAGATTGGAATCCAACAAATAACCCACAACAAGTAGGATTATTTAGTAAAACATTTACATTTTCAGCTACACAATTTAGATTCGATGCAAATGCACCAGATACTAACCCAATTGATAAACCTTTTTATGTAGCTTTTTATCCTTTTGTACAAGATAGCGAAAATAGATATTCAATGTTTTTAGAAAAGGGTATATCAAATTTTCCTAAACTTATAAATATTCAAAATGTAATTGATGAAGATATTTTTAATTTTAATAGAGGTTATGCAATTCCAGATTTTTTTACAGATGCTAACGGTTTGCGTGTTTATAATTACAAATGGCATATAAAAGAAAATCCTTTAGTTGATGCTAACGGCCAATCATACGACACCGCCTACCAGCGTTTATTTTATATTGATGATCCGCGCTTAACATCTGTAAAAACGCGCAAAGTTACAATATCAATTACAGCTGATTGTAATTTACTTACTACTTTAGATATTGATAAATATGTTACAACTTCACAAGGGCAGGTACAAATAACTGAGATAACTTACGATACAAATAATAATTCATTAACTATACAAGGTTTAATTTAATGGCTTATACTTTTAATAATATTCAGATTGACCATATAGATAGCAGCGGAACTGTAATTGATAACATTGCAACGTTTACGGCTGCAACTATACCTACGTCGCCTATTGAAGGTTTTACAATGGGTAACAAAATCAGATTAACGCTAACAATAAATAGTACAGGCGCAAATAGCTTTTTGAATAAATTTGTTAGGTTTAACCCTGCGCTATTTACAATTAACAATACTATAAGCGGCTTCAATTTTGGATATGAAACGCCTAACCCATTAACAGCAACCCCACAACAAGCGTTTTTAAACTTTGCCGCGCCATACTTAGATAACATTTATTGCGCAATGTCAATGAGTGCCGCACCGCACAATACAGCTACAATTGTATTTGAATTTTATATTACACAAGATATTTTAGATTATCTACAAAACACACTAAGCGCGCAAAACACAAAACGTTTTTTAAGTTCACGCGGGCAGGGTATTGATTTGCAAAATTTATATCAATCTGTTTATAGTACATTAACTCGGTCAATTGGTATTATCGCTAACGTGTTTGATTATGCTGGTTTTAACCTTGCAGTATTTACGCCCGCAGCTAATAGATTTTTACGTTTGCCAATTGCCGCGCGTTGGTATAATTCAGATATTGATGGCGATACAACGGGCATGCGATATATTAAAGAACTTGAAATAACGTCAGCATCACAAGTAGCTGCGGGTTTAAATGCTTTGACCGATGTAACAGCAACAAGTGCGCAATTAAATAGTGCTGCAATAGCTAATGGCATGTTTACGGTCAATGGTAATCAGTTAGCCATAGGTGAAGACAATTCTGTAAGAATATTATTAAGGGGCGACGCGTTTATAGGTTCGGCCAATAACCCTGCAATAACAGATGTTAGAATATTACTTTTTAGAATTGATGCCGCAACAAATACGGCTGATTTTGTAACTGATTTAAATTTAGCTGATGCTTTAATTCCACAAGCAACACCGGGAAGCGCACAATTAAACGGCGCTATATATTCGCCATCGGATTGGTTTGAAAACGTGCCAGCTGCTGATGACATAGAAATACAATTTATCATTAACGGATCAATGCTTACGCTAAACGGCCAATATTATATAGTAGTAAACATTCATGACAACGTTAATCCTGAATATGTAACTTCGCATTTAAGCCCATTATTAACGGCCACATATACAGCACCTGCAATACCAACTATTACAGGTTATCTTAGCACCTACAATACAGAATATAGCGGTAACGAATTAACCATTGCACCGCACCAACGAATTAAGGCGCGTTTAGCTATTGATAAAGCAAGCTATGTAACAGCTTTAAATGCTATTGGTTTAGTAGGTACTTTCGATGGTAGTGTAGCGGGCATTATTTGTAAACTTACAAACGTACCGGGCGTAGTTAATCAAGTGCAAGGATTTATACCAGCAGCGCCGCCAATTACAACTGCTGATATGACAATAGTAACCAATGATGCAACTGATTTAGTATTAGATTGTATCTTTAGAATAGCTGAAGAATACGCGGGTACATCAACTGAAATAACGTGGACTGTTAGTTTAAATCAGGTGACTACAATTTCAGGCATAACTCAATTAACGCAAATAGATTTTGTTCAAAAATTAGATGTTGATGTTTTCGAAAATGATGCAATTTCGCCTAACTTATTAAGCATTAAATTTTATGATTTAGCTGATTATATAGTAGGTATCAAAACTGAAATAATTGATATTTGCGATGCTGACCAAATAATAGCACAAGTAGAAAAAGACCCATCATTTTCAGGTTCTATAAATTTAATTGCTACTATTTACCCTGCAAGCGAAACAGGCGATACTAATAATAATGCTATTGAAGAAGAATCAAGCTGGGCGCCAATTGTTATACAAATGCAACAGTTAACAAGCGCTAAACTTGCTGATGTTGATGCATCATTTGCGCCATCCAATGAAGCTATTTTTAAAATAAACGTGCAGCAATTAACGCAAGGGCAGCGCTATTGGGTAACAGGTATTGCATATCAGCAAGTACCCGATTATTGCCCTATTGGCTTGGTTGCATTAACAAGTACATCTACTTATAGAACTGTTGGCGTTTTACCTTTGTGGACTATTACAGGTAATCCAACGGCGGTAATAGCTGAAATATTAGCACACCCCGATTATGTAGGCGGTTTAAATATTGTTCAAAATAACTTTGTAGATAATGCTAATAGCCCAGTAGGCGTTTTAAGTTACGCGGGCAATATAGTAACAGCAATAAAAATTAGCGATACAATTCCAATAGCTTATTATAGGTTTATTGTTGATGCTGACTTCGACCCGGGCACAGGGCCACACACAATAAGACACGAAATTTTAATGTCAGTTCCAATACCTGCGCCAAGTTTAATACCTATTGTAACTTTTGACAATAACTATAAATGTAGCGATTTAGGATAAAATTTTTTAATTTAATTTTTATTTGTATCTTTGCGAATATATGTTAGTAAATTATCCTGTTTCATATACGCCCGAAATTAGTAGGACATATTCTTTTAGGCAGCCTGTACCGATTCGGTATGCCTGCCCTGTTTTGCCGCCTAATTTTATGCAGAATTTTAATGATGCGTGGAACTGTAATTTATGCGGTTCTGATTTGCCGTTTTATATTCCGTATGTTGAGGGCGATATTATACCATTTCAAACACAGGTTACTGATAATTACAATCAGCCTAATAGCGTTTTAGTAGCAGGCTTTCAAACAAGTACAAGTACATCGCATTATGTAGTAGTTAGCTTATATGATTGTTGTGGTGAAAATTTAATAAGTTCATTTATTGATGATTTTTCAGATAGTTACCACGTAGGTCAAAGCCTTGCAACAGGCAGCATTCAAACGTGGTTTGTTAATACAGGTTTGTTCCCAGCTGATTTGGATTGCTTTAGATTGTACATTGATTATTACAAAATAAATCAGATAACTTTAGAACCTGAAATAGATAAAAGACTTTATACAGAATACTATAAAAAGGTCGAAGGCTGCGGCAACTTAAACGATACTGCACTAATTTATAGTACTTATGCAAATTATGATTGCAACGGTAATTTTTACGGAACTTTAACTAACTATTTAGGTTCTAATAATACACCCTTTTACAATTTACTTCGTATTTTTGGAACTGTTGAGTTCTTTGGAGATACTGAAGCGATAACAGAAAATGACAGAAATGTAGTTATTAGTAAAGATATAACAGAAAATTACGGCATTATTTCGGGCGCTGTGCCACCGTTTTACATTAAGTTACTACAACAAGCTGTGAGAGGCAATTACGTAACTGTTGATGGTGTGCAGTATCAAAACTTTAGATATGATTCTAAACCTGAAGATAACCGTATGTTTTTGTTAGATTTGTCATTTGACAAAAAATGTCGATTAGATAACAAACAATGTAGATGAGGTCGTAATTCATTTACAAATATTTAAAAACAAAAAACATGAATATTTCTTTTATAAATGGGTTTTTGGGCGCTTTTGGCGTTTGCCCGCCTTGCATAGATGAGGATAATGCCCCTAACTACCTTTGTGACCCTTGCGATTCTACTGTATACAGCGGTGGTATCGCTGGTTGGTTTGCAAAAAAATGTAACTATGAATTTGCCGATATTACAGATTCTACTGAATGGGAAACTGCAATAGCTGATAAAAACGTTTTTGGCCGCGTTAACGGTTCACGTATTAGCGGTGGTTTGCCTGCACCTGAATTTACTACTAAGAAACGCGGTAGCTGCGGACAGGAGGAGGTAGTAAAACAGTCGCGTGTTGTATCACTAACTGATGCAGAAAATGATCTTACATTTACGATTGATGCGCTTTACAATTTCTTATCTAATCCTGCTAAAGCTGCTGGTTATGAATTTGGTTTTGTAACTTGCGATGGTCGTTTCTTAGGTTGGTATTCAAACGTAACTGTTAGACCTTTTTATCAGATTGCTGAAACTGATGAAGATGATGCTTACTGGACCGTTGAATTTAGATACAATGAACAATTAGGTACATTTAGCCAATTATCTTTGGACTTCTTGCTAACATTGCCTTATAACGTTTGTTGGGTTACTTCAATTGTTGTAACTGGCACAGGCAACGTAACAACTGTTGGCGATGGTCTTACATTGCAAATGCTTGCTGCTATTCTGCCATTAAACGCTACTGATGCTACTGTTACATGGTCGGTTGTTAACGGTACAGGTACTGCAACTATTAGCAGTGGTGGTTTGCTTACTGCTACTGCACCGGGTTTAGTTACTGTTATCGCAACAGCTAATGATGCTTCGGGCGTAACTGGTTCACTTGTAATTACAATTACACCATAGTATTTATAAGGGCGGTTATATAATGTAACCGCCCTATTTAAAATCAAATAGAATGAACATAGAACAGTTTTACGAATTTTTAAATACTGTAAATGCTACAATACTAAACCCGCCTGTACACCCATTCAAAGCGGATTGGAAGCGTATTTATGAAAGCATTAAGCCTCACTTCTACGGTGAAGTGCCGCCCGCGTTAGATAAAGCATTTCCAAATGAAGATGAACAGATATTAAACTATCGTAAAAATACATATCAGCCTAAAACAGAATCGCCATTGGTTAAAGCTATAACCGAATTGCATAGGCTTTTAAGTTCTGCTAAGCATTCTGTTAGGTTTGAAAATATGGACATGCAGCAATTTGCCGAAAATGAAAAGTTCGGCGAAAATAATTTACAGTCTTTTGTATTTTCTGTTTTTATTCCTAATCGCGTACTTGACCCTAACGCCGTTTTACTTATCGAACCTAAAGGCGAAGGTATTGAAACCGATAACGTGCGCGTTAATGTAGATATGAAAGTAATTCAGTCTGATAGGATTGTTTTTAATGACCCTGAATACAGACTTCTAATATATAAAGGCATATCAAAAAACAAATATGCTACCTTAGGTATTGAAAACCCGCTATACTATCACATTGTAACTGATATGTTTTATGCACAGGCCCGCGCCTATGGTGATAAAACAATGTTTGAGGTTATCTATGAACACAACAGCGGTATAATGCCGTGGGTAACTTTAGGCGGTCGCGTTGTACCTAAATATGATTCTTATGGCAATACGTTTAAAATTTATAAGTCTGATTTTAGCCCTGCAATACCTTATTTAAATGATGCTGCTATTTTTGATAATCAGCACAAATCTGTTATGCTTGCGACATGCTTCCCTATTAAATTTGTTGAAGGGGTTGATTGTAACAGTTGTAATGGTGTGGGCCGCGTACCTGATCCAAATAATTCCGATAATAGCATAACTTGTAAAACTTGTCACGGGCACGGCAAAGTGCTAAGTATAACGCCATTGGCAGCGTATAACTTAAATCCTACTACATCTAAGTTTGGCGATAATGATAAGCAGCAAGTTGAACCAATACGTTATTATTCGCCTGATGTTAGCACAATTCAAGAAACTAACAAAGTAGCTTCTGAAGCATTAGGCAAAGCAGAACAAGTACTAAATATCAATCGTAGTTTAAAAGCTGCACAATCGGGCGTGGCTAAAGAATTAGACCGCGAACCAGAATACATAGAAGTAGGTAAAATAAGCGATGATGTTTATGCGCGTTATAAAGATGTTTTGCGTATTATTCAAGCCATTGTATTTATGGATACTGAAAGTGCAATTATGGTTAACGCGCCTATTAGTTTTGACCTTAAAACAGAAACAGAACTAATGGCAGAATTTGCACTATCGCAAAAAGGTTTACCAACTGCTATACGTTATGAAAGTTATATAAGCTATGTTGATCGCCGTTACAATTCAGATGCAATAGCGCGCCAAATAGCTACCATTTGCGCTATGTATAACAGCGCTTATCTTTATACGGTAGATGAACGCGTAAATTTGTTAGCATCGGGCCAAATAACAGAAAAGGATGCAATAAGCGCGCAGTTTGTTTTTGATGCTGTTACTGAATTATATTATGATGAAGGATTTGATATTATGAACAATGATTACACAGCTATTAAAAACGCTATTGATGCAAAGTTAGCACCGCGTTTTGATGCTGTTGCAAGTAATGTAATTCCCGAAGTTAATATGGATGAGTTTAATAATGCTGAATAATGGACTTCAACAAACCTGAACGAATTAACGACAAAGCATTAGAAATTTTACAAAAGCGGTTTGACAAAGTAGAACCGAAATTTGTAAAACAAGTTGTTGATTGGATAAATAAGTTTAGAACAACATCAGGCAATTTAGTAAGGTCTAAAGAAAACATAGCGCGTTTAAGTTCGTTTAAAACAGCTGTTAATAGGTTTTTAGAAAAGGCTGGTTATAATGTAATGGTTTCGGGTTTTTTAGAAAACTTTGACGAAATTGGCGCAAATACACAACTTGCGCAACAAGAATTGAACGGCATTGATATAACAAAAAGTTTTTTGAATCCATTTAGAAGATATGCTGTTAATAATGTAATAGCGGCGATGCAAGGCCAAGGCTTAAATGTAAATCTAATAAACCCGCTTAAAAATGAATTACTAATTGCAGTTAACCAAGGTAGCAGTTTAACAGATGTTGTTACTTCAATAGCAGGCCAATTAACAACTACTGAAGCGCGGCAAGGCGTTTTAAAAAGAATTAGTTTACAGGCCTCACGTGACGCGTTATTACAGTATGATGGTGTAGTAAACGAAGCGGTCCGAAAATCTTATAAGATGGATGCTTTGCTTTACGTTGGTTCTATTGTTAAGGATAGCCGCGCACAATGTGAACGGTGGGTTAGTGAAACAAAAAACGGTAAATTAGGTTTGATATTATTTGAAGATTTGCAAAGCGAAATTGATTGGGCTGATAATAACGGTACAGGTATGATACCCGATACAACGCCTGAAAACTTTTGTCAAAATCGCGGCGGTTATAATTGTAGGCATATCGCTTACCCGGTACGTTCGGCTAATTATATTAAAGAGGAAAAACCAAAAGAAGAAGCACCTAAAGAACCCGAAGTTAAGGAGCCTGAATTTGTTGAAGCTAAAACAATCAAAGAAGCAAAATTAAAAACAAAAGAAATTTTTGATAATGCTAATATACCAATTGATAAAATTAGTTTTTCAAATGATTTGACATTGGAAGATTTAAATGAAAGAAATAAACAATTTAATAATTTAACAACTTCTTACAAATTAGAAGGATTTGAAAAACCTGTTTTAATAGCAAATAAAAGTAATAAATCATATTATGGTGTAGTTTATACATCTTATAATAGAACAACTAAAAAAACTTATGTATCTAAAGCAAATTTTGGAGATAAAACAGACCCAACTCAAAGAATACAATCATTAGAAGAAGAAAAATTACAATATTCTAAAAATAAAAAAAGAAGTAAATCAAGAGTTGATGAAAAAAATAATAAATTAGCGACTTTAACTCATGAATTTGCACATTTTACTGTAACAACTACAAAAGCAGGATATGGTGATAAAACCGCTAAAGATTTTTTTGAAGAACTAAAAGATATAAGAACAGAATATAAAAAAGAAATAAATGATGTTGTTAATACTAATGATTTTTTTGATATATTTTTAGGTAAATATGCGGATACTAATTTAGATGAATTTTTAGCAGAAGGATTTACAGAATATAAATTAAGGGCAAAACCATCAAAATATGCTTTAAAAATTGGTAAACTATTTGATAAATATTATAAAAAATAAAACATGGAAGCAATAGAATTAATTTGTTTTAGATGCAAACATTGGCGTGATATAAATGGCGGTTGTGATGCTTTTGGTGATGACATACCATTTGAAATAACATCAGGTTTAAACCAACATTCTAAACCATTATCATTTCAAGAAAACGATATAGTTTTTGAACCTATTGAAGAATAACACATGAAAAACTTTCAAAAATTACTTAAAGACCGAGGTTATTATACAGGAACCATTGATGGCATAGTTGGGCCCTTAACACTTACAGGTGCAAAGCAATGGATTGATGCGGAGATGAACATTCGCGGTTGGGTGAAGCCTGTTAATGACCTTGTGTGGGTACGAACAGACCAAACATTCGATAATAAGTTTGCAGATTATTGCATCAGGTTTAATAACCGCGTGGCCGACATGATTTTACCATGTAGTACTACACCCGGCGATTTCATTGTATTTAATCCTTTGACGGTTGGCGGCATTACAGGTAGCGCGGTTGCATGTGAACAGCAAGTTATAGCATCGCATAAGTTTGTTACTGCACGTGATTGGAAACACCTTTGGTTAAATGCGCCGTATTTTTTTCAAGCGGGTGCAATAGAGATTTTTCGCGATAATACACGTGACCGCAAGTTAGATAAAACAGTTAAAACTAAAGGTTGGTACGGCATCAATTTTCATCGTGGCGGCATCGGTCATGCTGTTGATAGTTGGTCAGCTGGTTGTTTAGTTGTTCCTGATGTGAGATGGTTCGAAGCTATCAAAATATTTCAGCCTAACCAACTTATTAACTTTACACTAATAGAATTATAGCATGTTAGTAATAAAAGCAAAGCATAAAACAAATGGTACTGAATACCAATTTACCCCTGCACAATGGTACACCGAACAGCAAACAGGTAATTATAACTATCTCGGTACTATTCACGTATCTGAACCAGCGCAACCAATTCAAAGAACAGTAACCCCTAAACGCGGCTGCGGCTGTGCAAATAAACGTAGATAATATGCCAAGATTTCACAAATTTGTTATTCAGCTTGAATACAATGAAGAACCGCTAACACTTGATGAACTCCAAAAAGATTTTGATGATGCTGTTAAAATTGAAGACTACAAAGCAGCGGCAAAAATCAAAAAACAAATAGATGAACATATAAAGTCAGATAAAGAAACTGAATTTGTTCTTGAACTTGAAGATTATTGTTATATTGATCTTGATGAAGTTGCCACGTTCTATAAATCAGAATGGGATGATGGCGAAAAATTTACTAAGGTTATTTTAAAAAGCGGTTTTGAATTGCCGCTAAGTATATCATTCGAAGATTTTACTAAAATATTTTTTAACATAAACACACGTGAAAATGCTTGACAAATTTGTAGAAAAACTCGGTATTGAACCCGAACTAATTTCAAAATTAGAATCTAACGAAATTACATTAGATGAAGCCGTAACAGGTTATGTATCTAAAATTGAACGTACTGTACAGGAACGTTTAGGCAAACAGATTGAAGAAGCTAAAAGCGCTGAATTATTTGGCGCTGCATATGCAAAAACAGAAAAACAGATTGCCGATGCTTTTGCTATTGACTTAAAAAAATATGAAGCAATAGACAAAAAAGATAGGTTTAAAACTATTGTTTCTGATTTAAAGAATAGCCAAGTCGAAATGATTGAAAAGCTAAAGCAGGAATATACATCTGCTGATGCGCAAAAGTTGCAACAGCTAACGCAACAACTTGAATTAGCAAATGCAAAGCTAAATGAAAAAGAAATGCTAATGCAACAGGCTATTAAAGAAGAACAAGGTAAATTTCAAAGCTACATTAAGAATCAGCAAATAGATAAAGTGCGCGGTTTGCTTGTTGAATCTGTAAAAAATGCACGTTTAGCGCCTAAAGAAATGCGCGCGATTTTAGAAGCTGAAATACGTGAGCGCGGTTTCGATTTTGAAATTGATGGCGATTCTAACATATGGGTTAACAAAGATGGTAACCGCGTAAAGCATCCATCTAAGCCTACGGAAAACTTAAAGTACGAAACACTATTTGAAATTATAGCAGCTGAATACAATTTTGAAAAGCAAAGTAACGGTGGGCAAACAAAAAGTTTTGAGATTGATGAAAAAACAAAAAGCGGTATTCATCCAGCGCGATTGAAATACATGCAAGATAATGGTTTAATTTAGTTTGTAAGTTTGGTTTAAAGTTTGTCAGGGCAGTTCGAAAGGGCTGCCTTTTTTAGTGCAAAATATTCTATAAAAAATTTATAAAATTATTTATTTTAAAACATCTTATCTTTGCAGTAACGACCTCTCACAAAAATAGGGTGCTGCGGCACAGAAAAAAAACAGAACGCTGGCAGCGTGGAAAATGCCAAACAAAAAACAATTTTTTATATTATTAAATTACAATAAATGTCAACTATAAAACTCGCTGATGCGTGGAAAATTATAGACATATCGCTGAATAACAACAGCGGCATGCGTTCTATGCCATCTCCAAACATCGGTCTTTTGCAATTGCTTGTTTCTGCTGCTAATAAGTCAGCATCTCAGGTAAAACTTGGCAACGTTCAAGCCGTTGAGCAAGGTAACGGTAAAGTGTACAAAGTTGCACGCCGTTTTTTCCCGCGTCTTTCTGAATCTAACGCTACAAGTTTAGAATATTGCCCTACTGATGGCGATGTAGTTAAGCCGCTTTATGATGAAGTAGAAATTACTAACAAAACAGTTTCACAGAAAATTAAAATTGACGATGAACTGATTCGTTGTATTAAAGAAAGCCGTGCGGATTATCAAAACAGCTACGTTAATGAAGTACTAAGAAATCACATTAACAGACTTGGTAAAGAAGTTGCTACAGTTGTAGCTAATAACGGTTTTATCGGTTCATTTGTTAAATGCGATTGTGCTGATCCTGCTGTTACTTCTAAGTCTTTGCCTTTATTCCTTTCAAGTGGTTTAGGTATCAATCCTGTTGGTGAATCTATTTTAGATAGCGATCGCAAACAAGCTGAAATTGAACAACAATTGATTTTGGTTGGTGGTACTTTGCTTGACCAATACCGCAAAGCGCGTGTTATTGCATCTGGTAATGACAATGGTTTTGATGCTTCTTTGCTTGAAATTACACGTTCTATTTACTACGATACTAACCTACCTGCTGCATTAGGTAACACAAGCGATATTATCGCAATGGCACCGGGTGCACTTCAACTTGTAACTTACGCAAAGAACAAAGGTCAGTTTACTTATGACTTTGAAGATCAAATGCGTACTACTGTTGTTGACCCATGGTTAGGCATCGAACATGACGTTGTTATGTCATACGTTAAGTGTAATGATGAAATTGAACTTTACATTCAATTCGCTACTAACTGGGCCGTAGTTGGTATGCCTAAATGTTGGGCCGTTAATGACTGTTTATTTGATGGCGTTCTTGACGTATTTAAATATCAAGTTGTTTGTGCTGACACAGGATATTGCGATATTGAACCAGCTTGCGGTTTTGTTGCTGCACCAAATGCAACTGATGCAACATTCTGCGAATCTGCTGATGCTTGCGATGTAGCATGTAGTGCTTTGTTCTATTCAAGAGAAGTTGAAGTTGAGCAATTTGAAGGTATTGAAGTTGATGTAACTGATGCTATTGCAATTCAAATTAACGGCTTACCATTTAGTGTAGGTGGTACTTTTGATACTGGTACTTCAGGTGGTGCTAATGGTTTTGTTGCCGCTGCACAGGCTGCCCTTGCAAGTGTTGGTTCAATTTACACAGTTGCAGGTGGTTGGGATGGAACAGCATTAACAATCTATGTTTTAACTAATGCTACTGTAACATCGGTTGTTATTGTTTCTGCTACAACTACAGATGTTGCGCTTACAGTTTCTACTGAAACACTTTACAATGTTTATAGTGCTTCAACGCCTTCAACAGGTGCAAGCCTTACTAACCTTGATTGGGTTTTAGATTCAAATTCATTTGATGGTGCGCCTACTGCACAAATTTTAGGCGAAACAAATGTATTTGGAACTTATAGCAATTTCTACACTACAAGTACTAATACAGGTGCTGCACAGCTTACTATTACTGATAGCGCTGCATGCAACGATACTTTTAACGGTACAATTTAGTTTTAATGATTCGGGGGCGGGAAACCGCCCCTTTTTAAAATATAAAACACATGGTAAACTATTCAAAAAAAATAGCACAAGCACTAACAATAATTCGTAAATATTATAGCGCGGTAAATGTACAGCGTACAGATAACGAAGATGTTGTTTATTTATTCGACTATTCAACACAAAAGAAAACAATAGGCAGCATAAAGATTAACAAGGCTGTTGAAAAGGCCGTAAAGCAAAATGATTTTCCTAAAGATATTTATTATTCAGATGGTTTATTATCTGTAATTAAAATAGAAGAAAATGTACAACAATACCAACAACCTGAAGCCATCGAAGCCGAAACCGTTGAAGCCGTTGAAGCCGAAGAAATAACCGAAATTGAAAAGCCAAAAAAACGCGGTCGTAAAAAACAAATAGATGCTGAATCTTAATACACCTAATTGCTTAGATAATTATATTATATCATTAAACGGCTGCTATCCTGAAGGTACAGTTCCGACAAGCGGTTATTATTTAGAAAATCTTGAAGGGTTAACTATAAATAATGTTGCAGCGGTTAGTAGTGAAGCATTGGTTTCAGCTACAGAAACAGTACGCGAAAAGATGTACTTTGCAGCTGATATAGTTGAAAAGCGCTTAAAGGCCGTTTTAAATGCGCGTGGTATAAAGCTAAATAGCATTGGCAGTTTATATTCTGTTTGTCAGGTTTCAAATTCTATTGATATGCCTGTTGTTGCTAACCGCGGCATCAAAGTATCAAAAAAATGGATTAGCAGCCCACAAAGCCGTATTTATGTAGATTCTGTACGTTTTAAAAGTACAGTTAATGCAAGTTCAACAATTTATGTAACTGATTATGCAGGCAATATATTATTTAGTCAGGCTGTTACTGTTTTTACAGATACGGAAATGCACATATTTATTAAAAAGTATTTTAATGAAGATGTAATTTTAATTACTATTGATACTACAAGAGTAGCGCCTTATTTATACACTTGTAATGCTGCATCTAATTGTAAGCCTTGCGGCGATATGGTGCTAAATGTTGAAGGATGGAACGGTGTTAGTGCTTCTGCATCGGGTTATTTAGGCGCGTGTGTACGTGTTGATTGTGTTGATACTGATATTATCTGTCAGTTTTTAGACCGATTAGGCATGACAATTCTGTATCAAACAGGTGTGCAAATTCTTAAAGAATGGGTATCACCTAACAACCGTTTGAATTTAATTAAAACACACGGTAACGAATGGGCAAATGTTAAAATAGCTGAATGGGAAAATGCCAGCATTGAAGCATTAGATAATGAAATTGATAATATTATTCAGCTGTTAGAAACTGACCGCTTTTGTTATAGATGTGAACCGCGATTAAGAATGTACCCAATGTTTCCCGGCTAATGAATATATCTGAACGCTTAGAAATACTTGCACAGGTTGTAAATGATGATAATACAGCGCGTAGAATATCTCAAGCTGCCGCTATTCAAGTTATTGCAGAATACAAGCAAAGGATTTTTTTTTTAGGCTTAGATACATCAGGCGGTTCAATAGGGCAATATAGTGTTAATCCGTTTTATATAAATCCGTTAAGCCTTACAACTGTTTCAGCGGGCGGCATAAAACCACAAGGTAAAAACGGTCAAAGTGTTTTTAAAAATGGCAATCCGCATAAAACAAAGTATTTAACACAAGGTTATAAAGAACTAAGAGATTTAACAGGTAGGCAATCAAATACAGTTGATTTAAATTTTAGCGGTTCATTATTTCAAAGCATTAAAGTAACTGAAAGCGGTAGTGTTAGCGCAATTACTTATACAAATGATGAAATGGCAAATATAATGGTTTTTAATGAAGATAGGTTTGCAAAAGACATTTCAACGGTATCAATAGAAGAACGCGAAATGGGCGAAACCGCCGCGCGAAACGAACTATTAGCAATTTTAGAAGAAATAGATTTATTATAATGTACGTAACACAAAACATAATAATCGAACTAATTAAGCAGATTGATACTGCAATGGCAGCCGTAAATGTAAACGTTAACGGTAATGGCATAGCTGTAAAAGATACTGCTGGGCAAGTTGTTAGTTTAAATGTTACGCAAAACGGAACACGTAATTATGTTGGCATCACAGACACCTCGGGAGCGGGCTATTATATCCGTACTAATGGTATTGTTTCGGAAACAAGAAAAGCAGCAAATACAAAGCGCGGAAGTTGTGGTATCGAATTGGATGTGCGTGTTCCATTTAAATTAGTTTTTTGGAACTTATGCGCTGATCCGCGTATGTTATTAGATTCGGTTAAGTTTGCGCTTTATGGTGCGAATTTTAAGGGCGTACAATGGCAATACGCAATAGTTAACCCGCGTTTGTTCCCGGTCAGTAATGAAATACTACCATGGACTGTTTACGCTGCTGAAACGGGCAAAGATGCAAAAACATTGCAAAGTTTAATGCAAATAGTTAGTATAGATTTTGAATTAAGATATGATTTAGCACTAAATGAAAAGTGCAAACCATTCACGATATGTTAAGAATCACTATGCCGCCATTTTCGCTACCTTGGGGCAATTAGTAGGGGGTTGGGATCAATACCCCCTTTTTTAGAAAATATTTAAATATATATATATGGCTTGTTGTAATTGTTGTGAAAATACGTTAATTTTGGGGTGCATTAACAGCTGTGATGCTGTATTTGATACGGGTATTGTTGCAGATGCGCTAACAGAAGGCGTTTGGGTTTTGCAGCTTAGTTTTGGTAATATTTCTATTTATTACAGCATTGATGTTTTAGATGGTGAAACAGTTATTTTTACAATGCCAAACTTAAACGAAAACTACACTTACACAGGACAAATAATTGACCCTAACGGTGAGGTAGTTAATATTGAAGTTGACGGCATCGAATATGATTGCATTGAATTTAGCACTAAAGTAGGATTATCAAATAATCAAATAAACTTATAAAAAATGATAGACATAGTAAAACTCGCAAATGGTAATGTAGCTATTTATGATTCGACATCGGGCGATTTCATTAACAGCCTTAGCCCTGACATCGTTGAAATTGAATGTAACGTTAACGGCAGCGTTAAAGTAGTTCAAGACAACGGCAGCGTTGAATATATAGACCCGGCTACGGTTGCAAATACCGAAGTAGTACCTGCTGCACCAATTGCTTTTTCGGGTAATTGTGCAGACTTAGCCCAATTGCTAAGTACTGATTTTTTTTTTGTAGTTAGCGGTGGCGGTGGTTCACAAGATTTAGCAAGTGTTTTAGGTTTTGGTAATTCGGCAAATGCTGGAATTATTGACTTGGATTATTTGGATTTTGACACGGCTGCAGCACATTCAGTTGCAGTTGGTGAATTGGCGTGGAATAACACAGATGGTACTTTAGATTTAGGTTTGCAGGGCGGTTTAAAAAATAAACTTGGTCAGCAATTAGTTATTAAGGCACGTAATACGAGCGGTTCTTTGATTAGTAAGGGCAGCGTTGTTCGTGTTGTTGGTGTTGCAGGCGGATTTGTTGGTATAAACTTAGCACAAGCTAATAATGTAGCAAATAGCGAAACAGCCTTTGGAATTGTTGCCGAAGATATTGCAGATAGTTCAAATGGCTTTGTGGCGATTAACGGATTAGTACACGGATTAAACACAAACGCATTTACTGAAGGTGATATTTTGTATCTAAGTACAACAAGTGCGGGTGCAATAACAAATGTTAAACCTGCATCACCTAATTATATAGTTGTAATCGGATATGTCGCTAAAAAAAGCGCAACCGATGGACATATTTTATTGCATGTACAAAATGATACAAGACAAGCTGTCGAGATACAACTCGCTGCATCCGATGAAACAACAGCACTAACTACGGGAACGGCTAAGGTAACCTTTAGAATGCCTCACGCAATGACATTGACAGCGGTTCGTGCATCGCTTACAACGGCACAAGCTTCGGGTTCTATCTTTACTGTTGACATAAACCAAAGCGGTAGTTCTGTTTTAGGTACAAAATTAACAATTGACAATACAGAAAAAACAAGCACAACGGCTGCAACAGCTGCAACGATAACAACATCTGCGCTTACAGACGATGCCGAAATTACAATAGATATTGATCAGGTCGGAAATGGAAGCGCAACTGGTCTTAAAATAACTTTAATCGGAACAAGATGATAATAAATCCTTACGTTTTTGGTGCTGCTTTTGACCCCGATGCTCAGGCTTTCATTACGGCAGCAGGCTTGACAGATAACACGCAAAAAACTGCTATCAATACCTTAGTACTATCACTAAAGGCTAACAATATTTGGCAAAAATTTAAAGCGATTTATCCTTTCGTGGGAGGTACAGCTACAACGCATAAGTTTAATTTAATAAATCCTGCTGATACAAATGCAGCGTTTAGGTTAGTGTTTAATGGAGGATGGACACATAGCAGTACAGGTGCGCTGCCTAATGGCGTTAATGCGTACGCAGATACTTTTTTAACTCCAAATACTTCATTATCTCAAAATAGTAGTCATGTTTCATATTATAGCAGAACTCAAAGCAATGGAACTGAAATTGAAATTGGAAGCGCAACAGCAAATAACTTCGGAGACCCTCGTACATTACTTGAAATAAGAACGAGCGGAATAACTTATTATGCTGTAAATTCACAAGGTACTTATATATCTTATTCAGATGCGGATAGCAGAGCGTTTTATATTGGTAATAGAACAGCTTCAAATGTTGTAAACGGTTGGAGAAATAGCACAAAGGTAGCAACAGGAACAACAGTAAGTTTTGGATTAAGTACAAGAACTTTTTGGCTTGCAGCTTTAAATTCTGGTGCTACACCTTTATATTCTACAAAACAATGCGCTTTTGCATCTATCGGTGACGGCTTAACAGATACAGATGCAGCAAATTTTTACACAGCCGTGCAGGCATTTAACACAACTTTAGCAAGACAAGTATGACATACGTAGGACTATTAACAGAATCGCAAAAAGATAGCTTAGTTGGTCAGCTTTATGATGAAGACAGCTATTTTAACCCAATTCAGGATATTGATAACAACTGGATAATTTCATTTGAAGAGATGGAATTTTGCGTTAATCCTGAATTTATGTGGGTAAAAACATTACCTTTGATAGAATATAAACCTAAACCATCGCCACCATTTCCACCTTTATAATGCTATCACTAATAATACTATCAATATTTGCAGCCTTTGCAATTAAGTTTTTGCACTATTGCATCGGTTCGCCTGTGCAGGGCGAATTTTATACAGGGCGTATATTTTCCGCTTACGGCAAGTTTATTTCTAAATTATATTTAGACTTCGAAGCCAAAGAAAAAAACCGCGTATGGGCAAAATATAACGCGTGGAAGCAAAAACGCGATAAGGAACTAAACGAAGAACTGCAAAACAAAACAGCTAATGAAGCTGATACTATTTATAAAGAATACCTACAACAAGTAGAATCACTTTATAATGATGTCGAAAACAATATGAAAAATAACCCGTGGTCTATGCTTGGCGCCTGCCCTATCTGTTTTGGTACATGGGTTTCACTATTTACATTTACATTCTTTGTTATATTTGTTCCCCTGCCGTGGTGGTTTATCTTTATAGGTACGCCTACCGCTGTTATTGTTTCACGTTATATTAAAATCTCATAATGGATTCCCTGACTATTACCGCCGATTCGCTTAGATTAGCATCTGATTCGCTAAACTATTTTATTAAGATTTTGCCCGAAATTAAACAGCAACTTTTTATCTTGAAGCCGCTTATTATTTGCCTCAGTTTTTTACTATTAGTTGACTTTTTAACAGGCGTTCGTAAAGCTAAAGCATTAAAAGAAAAAATACAATCGCGCGGTTTTAGACGTACAATTTCAAAAATGAATGATTATTGTTTAGCAATTATTTCAAGTCAGGTTTTCACTTGGATGCTTGATCTTGAAATTACGTTATCTTATTACGTTGCTTTGTTCGTTTGTGGCATTGAACTAAAATCAATCTTTGAAAACGTTAGTCAAACAACAGGTGTAGATATAATCGGTTATTTTAAAGGCTTTATTCCGAATCCTAAAAATATATTAAAAAAGCCCGGTAAAGATACCGAGCCTAAATAATGTTTGCTCTTTTGCTGTTTTCATGTGTGGCCGCTGTCTTTTTTAGGCAGCGGTTTTTCATTTCTTAGCTATCAGTATTTCATGTGTTTCAAACTTAATTAGTGCTGCTACTTGAAGTATTTTGTTACGTTGAAAATATTCATCAGCATCGTGTTCAATATCATTAACTATAACCGTATTACGGTCCCATAACGCAAATTCACAATGTAGCTTAAAACGGTCAGACATAACCGAACTAAATAAAAATAACGGTATAAAATTTTCAGTTTTAGGTAGCTGCCTTATAATGTCAAAATTAACACATTTGTGATGGTTGCAATAAACGGCCCATACAGATAAATCCGTTGGTATCATGCGCTGGATATCACCCATACCAACGCCTAATTTACGTTCGTAAAATTCTGATAAATCCTGATGAGGAAACAATTTATTCACCGCTTTCGCTACGCAGTTCATTTTGTGATTTGTTGTAAGCTAAAAATAATAATTTTTTACATTCGTTTAAATACCATTCTGATTGTGATTCTGGCAATGTAGATGCCATCGCAACAACTTCGGCAATAACAGCTACATTGTCGTAAGTGCTTTCATTTAGTAGTTCGCGTTCGGTTGGTGTGGCCGCCTTTTCAAAATTATTAACAAATAGATTTATAGATGTATGCAAATCCATAAACCGTTTTTTCATTTCGAATTTTAATTTTTTAGGTTCAAACTGCGCAATAGCATATTTTGCAGTACTTAGTGCGCCTAATAGCAGCCAAATGTTTTGAGTTAGTTCGTTTACTTTTTGCTCACCAATCTTATCAATTAGTGCCGCTTTTTTTTCGTCATTCGTCATGCCCTTTTAGTTTGTTTTGAAGTTCTTCAATTTTGTGTGTAAAAATGTCAATTTTTAATTCTAATTCGTCATCGTAAGGTTCTTCATTTTGAATCCACAACAAAGCATCTAAATAGCCTTTTTTGTATTCAAGTATCTTTTTTAATCTTAGCTGTTCTGTACGTGTCATAGTTTTTTAATATGATTTACCATGTTTGTAAGGCCTTGAAGCATTATATTGTAATTTTGCTTTGATGTGAAAATCTAAATCAATATTAAACTTATGGCTAAAATCCAATAGTCTTATTATTGCATCGGCTATTTCATCTTGTACCGTGTCTTTGATATTTTCTTTAAAACGTTCGGGCGTACTGATATTTTTGTATTGTAAAATATCTTGTTCGGTTGCCCACTTTTGAGCGCGGTCGGCTTCAATTGCTTCGGCTAATTCGCAAACAGTAAGCATTACTACTTCGGTTAATTTGCGCTCACCTTCCCAAAATCCGCGCGATGCGTTACCTTCATGTATTTCTTTTGCTAATTCGTTAAACATGTTATATAAATTTTACTAATTCATCAATTTTAGGAACTCTAATATATTTTTTCTTTTCAATGCTATTCATAATTCGAACCCGCGATATGCCAAAATATAAACATGCTGCATCAACAGACATAAAGTTAATAATTGTATCATTGGATAGCACAGCTTTAACGTGACGGTTTTGTTTTGGAATTTTACCAAGCTGTTCTTTAGCTGCATTTCGATTCTGAATGTATTTATAAACTGATTCAGCAGTTACTAAGCATTCTGTTTTTATATTGCCTAAAGAAACAAAATCTTCAAAATGCTTTACAAATATTTCATCGGGTTTTGCTTCGGTTAAATATCCAAAATTTATTAGCTGTCTTATTCTGGTACCAGCATAGTTAGGATTCTTAGCGCCGTTAGGTTTTATTAGCTGCATCGCTTGCTCAAACGTTAAATACATATCTTATTTTTAAAAAAAAACCGCCTGAACTTCAAAACAGGCGGCCCAAACTAAAGACCAATGAGTACAACAAAGAAAAAATAAGATTTTATTTTAATATTTGCAACTTAAAATGGCAAATCTGTATCAAATTCTGTTTGTGGTATAACTTCAACTTCTACTGATTGCGCTTTTTGACCTGTGTTAATTTTTCTGCAATACGAAGCGATAATATCAGTATAGTATTTGCCTTCATGTTCCCGGTATTCTATTTTGCCTTCAATGAAAAGCATATCACCCTTTTCAAGTTTAATATTATTCCAATAGCTGACATTGTGCCATTGTGTTTTTTCTTGCCATTCGCCGTTTTTATCTTTGCTACTTTCAGATGTTGCAAAGCTAAATTTGGTTAGCGTTTTTTCGCCAAATGTTTTTTGCTCAGGTTCTTTGCCAATCCTACCAATTAGCGTAACGCGGTTTACCATCGTATTTTTTTTTATTTGTTAAAGAATGATTATTAGCTTTTAATTTTCCCTTTGACCAGATATTAAAGTCATCGAAAAAAAATGTTTTTACATCGCCTAATTTATAATATTGATTTTCACGTGTGCAGATAGCTTTGTAATTACCCATCGGTAAATGCTGAATTATTAGCCATTCATCGCCTTCTGTCTTATCGTGAAAAAATCGGTACATCATAAACCCAAAGGTCATATTTTTCAATGACACTAATAAGTATTTCAGCATATTTTTTTTCGGTTGCATATCCACATTTTTTTAGACCGTGTGCCCATGCTTTATAATTTAATCTGCTTAGCTTTGTTAGGTGTCTATAATGCTTAGATGTTAGCAGCTTCGAATGATCACGATATGACCACCATGCAGATTTGTAAACTTGAAACTTATCGCGTGGTGTATCGTCTTTGTAAATCGCATATTTGCCCCTACCGCGATACTTTACACCAAAGTGATTGTTATGCTTAACCGCTAAACTTGAACGGCCTGCATTGCTTTCTATAATGCCCTGAGCTAATGTTATGCTTACAGGTATATTATAAAGTTTTGCTTCTTGCTTTGCAGTCTTTAAAAAGCGGTTTATATAACGTTCAATGTGGTTTTGTTTTGGCTGCTTTTTTAGTGCCGGGAATGTAGCAGAAGTAAATAGCACTACTGCCAAAATTAAAATTGCTGTTTTCATGTGTGTTTAAGTTAAAATGTTTACTAATGCTGCGCCTGTTGCATAGCCTACACCATAGCATAGCGCAAGTTTTAAGCGGTCACGGTTGTTCTTTGCTTCGATTTGATAGGCAAGAAAGGGCAAGCCTAAAAACGGGCCTATAAACGCCCACCAGACCATTGGCAAAAGCTGCCTATCTGAAACAGCACTAATATAAAATGTACTCGCTATTTCGATAATTACAGCGGCAATAAATAGGATAATGTATTTCATTTTAAAAGTTGCTCGTTTAGCTGTTTGATTACGTTTTTGAATGCAAAAGGAAAACAAGTATGTTCCCATAAATAGAAATCACATTGTTCGTCAGACCAGTCGGGTTTAAAATGTTTAACCCAATCAATGTAAGGCATTTGGTTTGCCTGTTCGACTGTTAGTTCCGTCATGATGTGTTATATTTTAAATTTATCTAATTTTTTAATTTCTAAATTCCAACAATTATCTTTAAATATAAATCCGTTAACATCTTTTGTTCCTTTTTTATTATATTTTGCATATTTTAAAAATTCTTCCTTTTTTTTATAACCTAATAAAAAACATTTTTCATAATTTTCAAGAACTCTAACAAAAAAATAAAAATCACATTTTTGTTTTATATTAAAATCTGAAATACTACATAAATAATGTTCCATAGGGATAACTTTAGTTTTTTTTGTTTTAACATCAATTTTGTAATTATCAATAATTAAATCATAATCAAAAGTGCTATTGTTATCAATATCAAAACCTTTTAATTTATAAAAATCATAAATTATAATTTCACCTAAAGCACCATATATATTACTTTGGCCATTCATTATTGAACCATTTAAATTTACAAAAGTATATAATTCTTTTGCTCTATCTATTTGATTTTGATTTATATCAATTACAATCATAAATAATAAAGTTAAAAAATGCTGTCTTTCCAGCTGTCAGGAGTTTTTGTTTAGCGGCCTGCCCTTCTGGAACTACCAAACCAAGTATTGTTAATGCGTTTTTGAATTATCCCCTGAACGCTAACAGTGCCAACATACGATTTGGAATACTTAGTAGTATTATCTTCGGTCCATACTCAGCGCTAAGCAGAGGGCTTTTAAGTTTCATTTTTTTTTATCAATTAACAAAATTAAACCGATACCAAGACATAAGCCGCCTATAAATGCAAATACTAACATAAGATAAAGTTTTTCAAGTGTTAAGGCCATTGTTAAACCAACTAATAAGCCAGCGCAAGCGCTAATAATTATATCTTTCATATAGAAGATCATCAAGTTGGTTATGAATTTGGTTGTCAATATAAGCATCGTAATCTGATTCGTTTTGACTGCTTAAACATTCTTGCAAAAGTTCTTCAACTTCGTCATAAGTCATATTGAGCATTATTGCAAGTTCATCAGTTGTGTATTCAGTATCATCTATTGTAGTGCTAAGAATCTCAAAAAAAGCATCTTCATCGGGTTCAAGTGGTACGCCGTATTTATCGCGAGATCCGCGGCAATATTCATTGTATTCTCCTGTAATAACTAATGTTTTGTCGTTTGGCATTAAATAATCTGTTGTCGTTTTCATTTTTAGAAGTTTTTAAAGTTAATAATTTCATTTAATACGTCAAAATAATACTGTACTACCTTAGTAGTTTTTTCATCTGTCAAATCGTGTACTAACAAATCTGATACAACGCAATCGCCTAATTCGTCAGCAACCATTAAACAAATGTTTATAGTGTGTAGCTTTTCAACATCGTTCATTTGTTGCCAGCGACCAAAGCTATAACGTTCTATAAGTTCGGTTGCTTTATCCTTTGGTGTCATTTGTTAAATATCTGTCGGTTAACCAAATGCCTATTTTATCTTCAAGTCTGTACATGTACTGATAAGAATCAGTAAACTTAATATCAATAATTTTAGATGTGTAAGGCTTTGTCATTCTGTCATCATAGGTTACTATATCGCCTATGTTAAACTTGCTGGTAAATGTGATAATTCTTTTCATTGTGTGAAGTTTTTTGTTGTTAAAGAATAATATTTTGTCCGTTTTCAAACTTGTAAATGTTACCTGAAATAGCAATAGGAAAAACCTGCTTACCATTAAGAAAAAACATTACTGTGTTTGTAATTCTGTTTTTAGTTACGTTTACTGTGTTCATAATCTAAAGTTTTTTGTTGTCATTTAATCAAATCCTGACACGAAGATACAACCCTTTTTTATATTTCAAACTATTTTTATAAAAATTTTTATAAATTTTTTAAATTTATTGAAACGCAACGCCCCGACATGCCAGCCGCAAAACGCGTATTACTTCGACGTGATGCGCCTTTAAGCCTTAATAAGATAGTATTCCATGATATTTGCCAAGGTGTGCCGCTTAAAACTTTTTTTACATAAACAGATGTATTTAGTATTAGTAAGTCATCACCAATTACGCGAATACCTAAACGCATTAGTCTTTCGTTTGCTTCGGCCTGTGATGGCTTAACCGATGGCTGGTAATTAAATGCGCATTCAACTAATTCGCCTATCGTTTTATTGCCTACATAGTTTTCAGCTTCTATTCGTATTTCCTGACTTAGTATCTGTTGCAAACATCTTTGTTCATCTGTTAGATCTTCTTTGTCTTCTTCATATTTGCGCATTTCTAAAATCGCGTTTGCTTCTTCTAATGCTATTTCTGCCGTTACCGGGTCATCGTGCAGCGTATGCCACCAACCGCCCATAAGCGCACCAAACTGATCACCTACTGCCCTATCTTCAGTTAATAGCGATACTGCGTTTGTAAATAGTTTTATGCTTTTTTGTATGTTATCAGCTAAGTTTAGCATTCGCGCCTGAAAACGTGGCCCGAAATCATCAGTAATAACTTTGCTTTTTAGCTTTTCAAGTTCGTTAAATTGTTTAGGGTCGGGTAATTTCTTTAGTTCCAAAACACAAAAACGGCGCTTATCTGAATCGTTTACTAACTGCGGATTTATGCTTACAAATAAAAAACAGCTTCTAACAAAATAATCAATAGCTTTACCATCTTTGCCGCCTTTAGCAATTGCAGGTGATTTTTCACTACTTGCTGCCCTTGCTAATCCTATTATTTCCTGCATCCGTTGTGCGGCGCGTTCATCATTACCTTCGCCTTCATCTATTGTAACAGGTAGTGCATCACTGTTTAGTTTTTGCCTTACAGCTGGTTCGGTTGCCGCTGTGCCCTGTACACTAACGGCGATATTACCGATAACTTCATTTATAATATTTTCTAAAACCCAACTTTTGCCGTTTCCCCTTGGGCCTGTTATCCAAACGTGAGGCCGCCATTTTAATATACCCGAAATCGGCGCCAATGCTAACCAACCCGATAATAGTATTGCATCGGCCTTTGTTTGCCAATTTAGTTTATTTAACATCTTAGGTATCATACCCGCCTCAGTAGGTAGCAGCGCCGCTTCAATTGGCATATCAATAGCCTTATTATAAACATAGCTGTATTTAGTATCTAAGCCGCCTAAATTGTAGCGCTTTTTATCTTGTATAAGCTGTTGCCCGGCATGAAATACTACGCCGTTTTTTTCCTGCCATGCACCGCGACCGCGTATGTTTTCAGTATTATAAAAACCAATCGCATTGCAGAAATTTATAAGATAATCTGCCGCCGTGGTTACTTCGTAATTACTATTGTCACGATTTGGAAAACTTGTTACCCAAAATTCTAACGGCGCTATGCTCAATAAATTAGCCTTGTTTATTGTTACAGCTTTATACTTTACTATTGACATAGTTGAACGAATGTAGAAATAGTAAAGCATTTGCCCATCTTCAATGCCCCATCCTAACGGCCTAAAATAGCCACCTATAAAACCTTTTTTATCGGTTTCAGGTGCTGATGCTGCTGGCCGTTCTGCTTTCGGTTTCTTTGTACTCTGTTTGGGTTTTTGTTCCCAGTCTATTGGTTTGTCTTGTTTCATTGTCTTACTATTTGTTTACCAACGTTAAACTTTTTTATGTTTTGCATTAGATCACGTACGGTATCAAAAACATCGTCAGTATCAGCGATAATTGAATTTATCATATTTATTCCTACTTTTATCAATTCGCGCTGTACATGCTTTTGAATTAGTATTCGTGCATGGTATTCTAAATTTGCAGAACTTGCTACCCGGTTTGTTAATTCAGCTAAATAAGCAGGGCCACCGCAACGGTATTTTAATTTTTCAGCTACGGTAATAATATCTACTACTTCAACTGATTGGCAAAGTTCAAAAATAAGTTTGTGATTATCAAAATAAAAGTGTTCAGGGCTTAAAAAATTAACTTTGTCGCGGGCGTTATTATCTACTAATATAGCACCTAAAATAACTTGTTCTAAATCTTTTGAATGTGGGAAGGTAATTTGTTTTTCAAAAAAACTTTGCTCTTTTTCTTCAAGTGCAATAATGATATTTTGCAACGTTAAAAGTTGCCGTTCTTTAAGTTGCCTGTAATTTTGGCGCTTAGTATCGTCTTTAATATAAGCATCCATCTTTAATGCTTCATCTTTAAGTTCAGATAGTAGGTTTTCAGCTTCGTTGGTCATATGTTTAAGTTTTTTAATATTTTATAAAGTACGTTAACTACAATTGAGTTCCCTGCTTGTTTGTAGGCTTGACTATCTGAGCAAACCCACGTAAATGAATCGGGAAAATCCATAAGGCGGAAACATTCGCGAGGGGTTAGGCGGCGGATTAATTTAGTATCCCATAAATGAGTACAAGAACTTGCATTTACCCTTGTGCTTATACAAATACAATCCTCGTGAATGCTTTTATTATAACTATCTATTATTGTAATATTATTTGGTAATTCGTATTTTTCTAATGTCTCAGATAATCTTCTAATATTATATACATTTTCAATATTATACTTTTCATCCACCTCGCTTTCAAGTACATCTTTTAACCGATTTGTCAAATGTTCCTCAGCGGGAAAACTAAAATTATTATCTTTGTCATCACGAATGCCAATTAAAAAAACACGTTCCCGATTTTGTGGTACTCCGTGGTGCTTTGCGTTTAATACTTTCCAATATAAGTGATAAGGAACTGAATCGGCATAAGGAAATAAAACAGGCGCACCATTAACAGATTTGCCGCCTAAAAAATTAACCCATTCCGAAAATGTTCTACCGCCATCATCTGATAATAAACCTTTGACATTTTCAAAGATAAAAAAACGTGGTTTATTTTTTTCTATAAATTCTAAACTATTAAAAAATAAAATACCTCTTTTGTCATTTTTCCCTAATCGCTTCCCAGCTAAACTAAACGCTTGACAAGGCGGTGATGTCATATAAATGTCTAATGATTCTGTTGGTATTTCACGTTCGTAAACATTGGTCGGGTAATATTTAGGTTCGCCATAGTTGTGAATAAAAGTTTGCCGGGCGTATTTATCCATATCGCAGGCAAATATTTCATCATATTCTATACCTAATCTTTTTAAGGCTTGGTTAAATGCACCAACACCGCTAAAATCTGAGCCTACTGTTTTCATATCTCATCTGCTTTAAAGTCTTCATCTACCCAGCGCAAAATATCACCAATGCCGCCCGATTTTCTGACTTGTTTAATAAAATTGATTTGTTCTTTTGTAGCTTTACCGCTAAGGTTTTTCACTTCGAGGG